TTCGGGTGAAACCTCCGTATTGAGTATCACGGCCCAAATACCAGCGATTCTCTGGTGATTCATGCGGCAGTCACCGTAGTCTTTTGCCCTCTGCCCGTTAATCAACTCCTCCGCTTTGTCCAAGAAGTAAGCCCGATTCTTGTAATCATAATCCCGAACATCTGTCATTTTGTGTACCTTCTTCTCATATTCTTCTTTGCTTTATACTCAAACACACCCCCGAAAGCTCCTTGCCTTCTACCACCAGGTGCGTGCCTGTTTAATGGGATTGCACGCACGTTAAACAGAACCTCCCTGCGCTGTGCCAGCATATCCCGAAACTCTTCAACTGACATGTCTACTACTGATTTTTCGCACATTATACGTTATCCCTCGCTGTTCTTGCCTCATATAAACCTTGGCTCATTAGCCCATTTGTAGTGCCAAGCCACTTACGTCCACCCGTTGTGGTAAACGAATATTTCTCGATACGGCGCTCCTGAATCAATTCCCGAACAATTCTATCTATTTGATGCTGGCTTAGTCCCTGTAACATAGTGGGGGCATCTGAATCTGTTAATCTATCCAGAATGCTATCAGCACCTCCTCTTTGACATAATGCTCGACCATTTGTCTCGCAGTCACGAACCCAAGTAAACATCGCGTTTTTACGCATTGAAGCTTGGTCATTTGTCGCCAAATTCTTAATTTGTTCGGTTCTATCCTCCAGCAGACCCGTGAATGTATCCCGAACAAAATGCCTAATATCACGATTCGCTGGGCCGTTAGACTTAACGACTGCACCATCAAAGCATCTGTTGCGCTGGTACTCGATACCCAAATCCATGCACCGATTCACAGATTCCTTCTCGTTTACTTGCCACAGGGCAAACGCAGAACGCACACCATCAACTAGGGCGGATGTACCCCGAATCATATTGCGAGCCTGCTCAGGCTTTGTTATAACCCCGTCATCCTTCATCTTAGTCATGTGGTGACACATAAGCACAGAAGCGCCAGTTTCCGTGCCTATACGGGCTAATAAGCCCGTTAGTGCGGCACCCGCTGCAGGGTCTGCATTTACGTCAGCATGTACGAATGATGCCAATGGGTCGAACACAATAAGCTTTAGATTGTCCAACTGTATTAGCTGGTCGTATATCTTCTTGAACTCTTGTGTCTCGCTATATTCCCCAAGTGATTCACGAAGTATGGGGAACACACCTCCCACGTTTGGCAGAGGCACAATGTGTAATTTGTTCGGGTAATTGAATCTTTCATTGTATTCATCAATACGCTCGATACGTCTATGCATCTCAGATTCGTCATCCTCAGCAGTGAAGATAACAACATCACCATGTTCTTTTACAGTGCCGCCAAAAGAATTTTGCATAGGCTTACCTGACGCTACCTTCATCGCTAGGTCTAGCGTCATCATGCCTTTACCAGAATCCCCTGCCGCCGCGAAGATAATAGGAACTCCGAGCGGAAATGTAGCATCCACTAGAAAGTGCTGGACAGGTGCAGAACCAGTAAAGCGAGAAATAAGAAGGCTGTCATTAAGAAGGTTGATACTGCGGTGAGTATAGCCAGCATCAGAAGAAACAAAATCCTCAACATTAAAACCCTCCTCTAATGCGTCAGCCGCATCCCACTTCTTAGGCTTGTCGTGCGGTGGCTGTAGTATAGTAACGGATTCAGCATCTGAATCCAACGCGGCTTCCCGAACAATTTCAGCCAGACTCTTACCAGCATCATCATTATCAGGCCATATAACTAAATCTTTGCCCCGAAGTGGAGAGAAATCGAACTTGTCCATGTTTTTACGGGATAGTGCCCCAGCCCCACCTAACGTACATGTCGCTGTAATACCAGCATCAATCAACGCCTGCGCACACTTCTCGCCCTCCACCCAGATTACCCGCTGCTCAGATAAAATGTTCGGTATATTGTACAACGGGCGGATTTCAGGTGCCTTTGGATACGCAACACCAGGAATCCACGGCCTGAACTCTTTCTTGCCGTCAATGTCATAGCGGCGAACTGATACCAACACCTCGCCGTCCCGACTGATATAATCCCACTGCCCCGTATGTGGAGTGTTGCCGTCAATGCGAACTTTTTCCTGAACTGGCTCCGCTGGCGGTTTACTAGTAGGGGGTTGTTGTACACCGTTAGGCACGGGCACATTGTTTAGATTTAGCCCCGCACCTAGTTTAGCCCACTCTGGTGTGCGAGCATTTTCTGACGGTAAGTATGAGCCGAACATCTCCTTAATTTCAGGCAGACGCAAACCCCGACCATTCATCAGTATCTTAACGATACCCCCGATGCCCGCACCTTCATTAAAGTCATATCCACGCATAAAGTGGGGAGATGATGGGTTTATATCTATCTTCAGGCTTTCGCCACGCTCACCATCAAGCGAGCCAATATAGAAGGTATTATTCTTTATTACCCCATTTGGGTATGTTTCTTTAAGAATATCTATCTGAACATGACTAGGTACGCACTGACTTATTTGTTCTACTAATTCGTGCGCACTACTAGATTTGGTATTGTCAAAGTGTATTATACTCATTATATTGTACCTTGAAGCATGGTTTCCTCTTTGTTTCGTTTTTCACAATGAAAAGGGTTGGGTGCTCTGTCCCGACCCTTTTCTATTTATCCCAACATGTTTTGTGGAACTCGCAGTATCTGCAAGTAAAGTAATCCGAATTGGCGGCGACCCTCGGTAACATCTCCTGTGCTTTTGTCGCCTTCAATATGTTTACTCCATTGTCACTTGTGCGTTGGGCTAATTCTCTGTCAAACGGAACTAACTCGTAGTAGATTTCACTTGTATCCTTGTTCATAACAGTAAACAAGGCTGGATTCTCACTTAAATCCATATAAGCTTGATATAAAGCTATCTGTGCAGCGTAAACAGGATTGGCGTTCTTCACGCCTTTACGAACAAATTCGTTGAACTTCCTGCTGTTTGCAGACTTGCACTCCCACAGCATAGGGTACTTCATGGGCACCTTACCGCCGCATATAACCCCGTCTATATGCCCCCGTATTTGCTCATCAGCTACAGAAAACCCGAATTGTTCGCCTTTAGAATCATGTGTCTTTAGCTCGAATCCTGCATCCCGTAAATACTTAGCTATTAAATCCTCTATAAAATGCCCTAAATCAAATATACGCAATGTTCTGGCTGGAAACTGTTTATCTTCGTCAGGCTCGACTTGCATGTATCTGTACTGTATTTGACGCATACATGCAGAACCTAACGATGAGCCACCAAGATATGTTCGCCTTGGCTTTGAATCGTTTTGCTCGCATATACCAGCATCAACATGATAGCTGATTAACTCTATAGCATCAGAATGGTATGGGGTCGTCAGGGAAGGGTTGCTCAGAACTGGAGACACTCTGTTCAAATTCAAGGATACCCTGTTCGGTGTAGTCATTTTGTAAATCCCTCGCTTTTTGTGCTACTGCTATTAGGCCTAGCACTTGCTCCTCCGTTAAATCACATAGGCGCTTTTCCCATCCTATAGCGCCAAAGCATACCGCTACATCCTTCAATGCAGCGTTAGGCTGTCTGGTATTATCATGTTGCATATTTCACGCCCTTCTACGTTCTTGTTGTTCGGGTTAGCAAAAGACACTTGATAGTATTCATCATCCCCCACCATCAGGTTAGCCATGCCAGTAGAAAACTCTTCTATATAATCTTCTGTAACAATATTAATAAAATTAGCCATCTCTTCTAAAATATCATCTTCGTCTGCGGCTTCCCCTACATTAAGAAAGCCACTTATTTTCTTCATAGGGTCTTTGGGAAAGAAAAGTATCACATCTATTTCTACTCTCATCCTATAACACCCCTTAAAAGGTCATCAATCTCTATTAGAAAGCCTCTGGCGGCGTTCATGTCACCGCCATTGACTATCCTACCATTAGGCCATTGATTGTTACACAAGGCAACTAAACGATGTTTATCTACAAATATTATTACGCCTGTAGATAATACAAAAGCCCAAAAATCGGCTTCTGTAGTAGATATGCCTGAAAGCTTATCACGACACTCGAACTCAACAAACACACGATTTGTCTTATGCGCAATTTTATCGTGCTTCACCTCTATCTTTTTATTCTCAAGAAGGTCGCCAAGATACTCTTCAGCTATCTGTCCTACTAATAGGTC